CGTCGCGGACGAAGCGCAAAAAGGAAGACGCGGCCGCGAAACCTCGCGAGCCGCGTCACAACGAGCTTTTTCAACTGGAGGCGCCGGCCGGATTCGAACCGGCGGTGAAGGTTTTGCAGACCTAAACGAGTCCTTTGATTGAGTACCCTCATATGCAGTTGAGTCGTGAGAAACCGCATGGCAGCGCGAATTTTCCACGGTGTTGAGGTGCCTCATGCGATCTGATACTGGCGCTTGGATTTGCAGTCGGATTTGCAAACGCGTAGGCAACGCGTTTCGTGTGGAAGGAGAGTCCTAACCCCGGAATGTCCGATTCGCCCATGTGATAAAACCATCGAGGGACATCACTTCAATCTTCTTGCCTTTCTCGATGGCTCCGTACTTGCCCGCGCCTGCAGTTTGCTTTAACCATTCCACAGCCTCTTTCTTGGCGCCCGATCCTCCGAGAACGATAATGATATGGTCTTCAGGCATAGCCTCAACGGCGTTGAGGTACACGTACGGATATTTCTCGTCGACACTCCCAGACGACTGCTGCCACTTACATTCAATGCGGACGTCCAAATTGTAGTCCAGCGACTTCAACAGAAATTCCGTCTTGCCCATATGACCATATATGGACCTGTATGGAACATTGCGGAGCAAAAGCTCAGTTCCATATCGCTCAGGACGTTTAATGTACTCCGAGTATCGAACGACTTCAAAGCCTTTCGCAGCCATCACACTGCATATGGTGCTTTCCAACACGCTTCCAGAGGAGTTCGCATAACCACCTTGACTTGTAGGGCGCGGCAACTTTATCGTCCTCCGAATAGAGCAAGCACTTCTTGCACTTTGCCACGATTACTTCCATCGCAACTGATGAAACGCGGAACAGATACGAATTCTTGGACGGCGGCAGCGTAGACGACTTCCGTAAAAGGCGTCGCATGGTTCGAGATCAACACAGGGATACCTGCGTGGCCCAACTGTTCAGCAAGCCTCGCCAAGTCCTCTTGGTCCGAGGCTCCGAATCCTCCCGCAGCGTAGTCGGTAAAGTTCGCTGTCGCTGATAATGGTACGTAGGGTGGATCACAGTAAATCACATCTCCAGGTACCGCTGCTCGCATAATCACCCGAAAGTCTTCACAGCGAAACTCTGCGGCCTGTGCTTTCTGGGCAAAAAAAAGCATTTCCTCTTCAGGGAAGTACGGACGCGTGTACTTACCGAAAGGCACGTTGAATTCCCCATTCGCATTGTAACGGCACAGACCGTTGTAACCGTGACGATTCAAATAAACGAAGAGCGCCGACTTCCTCCACGGATCCGCCGTCGCGTTGAATTCGGCGCGTAACTCATAATAGCGTTCGGCCGTATTGTTTTCCGGTACGAACAGTTCCTTGCAATACGAAATGAACTCTCCACCGTGCCTTTGAAGGATTCGATACAGGGTAATCAGGTCTCGGTTAATATCGCTCAGCAAATACTCTTCGTAGTCCGTGTTTAAAAACACCGCACCCGAACCGACGAAGGGCTCAATGAGCCTATTCCCTTGGGGCAACCGACGTTTAATGTGTTCCACTAAGCGATATTTGCCGCCTGCCCATTTCAGAAAGGGTCTCATGTCTCCCGCCTCACTCCTGTCGGTTCGTATCGTCCGCCGATGAACATCATAATCATCTTCCGTAGCAACTCTGTCGTCAAGGAACCCGAGTCGATTACAATTACAATGAGAACACCCCGCCGAAAGGGTGTCCTCTTCGATCATTCAGCGCTTTGGCGGCTCTTTTCCTTTTTTCCTCCAATAGGCTGCGTGTTCCTCCTCAGTTACTTCGAAACAAAATGCTTTCAGTCCGTAGTCTCGCGCATAAATCGTCTTGCCATCTTGGAGGCGAATATACGGTCTGCAAATTTTAATCACGAAGATCATCCTTTCAGGGTGTGTTATCGCCCCAAAAGGACAACCGAACGCATGGTCGGCTTGCGTAGAAGAAAAGCAAAGGATACACTCAAGACGTTCGATTTTTATGGATCCGTATTTCATCTTGAGGTCGGCTTATCCTTGGTACCTTTCTCTCAACTGGCCGATCTAACGTTTGCTGGTTGGCCCTCTGGGGCTTGGCCAGCTTTTTGTTTGCCCCATGTAAATCCACCTTTCTTCTCAAGTGGGCTGTTTCCTTATTTCCCCTATAGCGCCGACAATCAGTGAAACGCCAAGCGCCAACGCAATTGCACTCAGGACCTTCAAAGACGGCTCGATTCGGCCATGCTCTATGGCCGAGACAGTTTGTTGACTAACTTGTGCTCGCTCAGCCAACTGACGCTGCGTGATTTTCTTCTGCGAGCGGATTTGCCTGAGTTGCATCGGTAGATTGTCCAGATCAACTCTGATAACCTCTACCTCCATCAGACATCCCCCCAGAACCTTGCGATACTATTCTACATGGTACCAGTCTCACTTGTCAACCACAAATCACCTTGCATGGAACCTGTGTATTGAGATTGTCATTCGTTACTTTCCAAGTTAGATATACATGTTTACTATTGACTCTTGTATGTAGTTAGCTTACAATGAAATCAGGAGGTGATGCAATGGAATGGTTGGTGGCTATCCTCAATCTAGCCGCCGCGGTCGTCAACCTCATCACAGCGTTGACGAACAGCAAAGGCCTCCGGGCGCCTAGGAAACGTCGGAGGCCTCGCCAGCGGAAGTAAGGCAGGGGCGCAAGCCCCTCCTTACACCAACCATGATACGCCTATGATAGCCACTTGGATACCTGTCGTAAAGGGGGAACGCGAGTGCACGCGTGGACGTTAGGCCTGAACATCGCCGCCCTGGTGATTTCACTCTCTGCTATCGGTATCGCAGTCAACACTTTGCTGCGACATCGAAAGGAGCGCTGACCAATGCGTCTGCACTTTGAATCGACGGAAGACCTGCGCCGCTACATAGCGGAGCAGGTCCTGACCAGTACCGATGTCATGGAAATATTAAACGTAAGTCGTCAACGACTGAATGATATGCTGAAGCAGGGGAAGTTTGAGCCATTCAAATCGCAGAAGGCTACGAAGCTCTTCTTTCGCGAGGACATCGAGCGCGCACTTCCTGACCTTGAGTACAATCGGAAAAAGCACGGACTAGGGCCGCGTAAAACAATTCCGAGAAATCGTGATCAGCATGACTAACGAGGCCCTCCCGGAACGCGACGCGGCAGGCGGTGCAAGCATCGGAAGTAGGCCTCGGCAAGGGGAATAGTCCCTCCCCTTGCCTCCAGTATAACATGGGGGAGCGCCGCCCCCATATCCGTCTGCCACTTCGTTCTCACTGTACCTATCCCTTTTTCTTCACGATACCGCCGAGATCTTCTCCTGTCCATTACTTTGAGGAGCAACATTCTCCTTTTGTGCGACTGAGGCCTTTCCTTTTGCTACAGCTTGTTCCACCAGTGACTCAACCAAGCTCGGCACATTCCCCACTGTCTGTTCCGCCAACGCCGCCAGGTTTGCTCCTTGCGCCAACACAGCTTGAACCGCGTCCTGTTTAACGGCCTGCTTCAGCGTCGGCGTCCACACGCCCTGTGCCTTCGCTTCACGCACCACACGCTGGTTGAAATCTGCCACGACAGACTCAGCGATTTGCGCGAGACCGTCGATCACAGTGTCCGCGATCTGCGCTTCCTTCGCCGCAACGTGTCGGTCGATGTAGCGTTTGACAGCCGGGGCTGCGGCCGCAACCAATGCGCCCACACCCGCCGTCACTACGGACGTCACGCTCTCCAGCACCTGCAACTCGATGTTCATCATGATCGTCGCCTCCTCATTGGATTTGCCTGAGAATGCCTTGAGCCTGCTCGAGCAGCTGGGCCACCTTCGCGGCCAGTTCTGCCGCATGGCTTGTCCCGGCCGATTGCTGTTCATGCCCACCAGCCGTCGACGATCCCGCTTTCGCCTGATAGGCCGTCTCGAGCGCATTGAGCGTCGACGGCCCTGCGATCCCGTCAACCTGCAAATGCTTCAGCTGCTGAAACGCCCGGACAGCCGCTTCCGTGCCAGGACCGAACACACCATCCTCGGCAAGGTTCGTACCGAGGACCACGTTGAGCTGGTGCTGCAATTGCCTTACGTCGTCGCCCTTGCTCCCCAGTTGCAGCACGTGGGTTCCCTCCCCGTCGTATTGATAGAGCTTGTACTGCTCGATGATGGCAATGAGTTTGCTTGGATACGCAGGATCCGTCGCGTACCCGTCTGCTTTGATCAATCTAGCCGCCACGTCCCACCTTGCATCGATGAGATTTCGGTACCGCTCCGACAACGCCAGCATCTCGACGTGGTCGCGCAGAGATTCCGCGAACGATGCGTATGCGCGGAACGAATCCTCCACCTCCGTCCAGCGGCCTTGCACGAACTCTTGCGTGGCCACGCGTACAACTGGCCCCGCCCACCCATACGCCTTGACGCCGAACAGGTTGTTGCCGGGTGCATGCTCCCCGTACCCGGACTCCAGACATGCTTGCGCGATCTGCAGTGCGGCGGAGATCCGATACCGCTTGTAGAGCTCGATCGCCGTGGGCGCGATTTCCGCGATAAACGTCTGAGGCGAAGGCACGCCTTTCACCCCCCTTCGTTTGGCGGTTCCGCCTTGGACTTCTCGGCGATGCGATCCGCCAAGAGGTGCGACACCGCCTCGAGCAGATGCAGCATGTACTCGTCGCGCTGTGCGCGCTTCGCCTCCTCTTCCCGCTGCGCCACCGCTACCACCGTGGCCTGCACCCCGGCCAGTGCGCTCATGATGAGGTTCAGCGCCATAAAAGGGGGCGCGTCGAACTTCCACGGACTGATGGCATTGAACGCAATCCAAAAGCCGATGAGCCCAAAGAAAAAGGCCACGAAGGATGGCGCTGTCATCCATCGGGCCAGTAGTCGTATTCCCTTGTTGTACATGGGCTCACCGCCAAACGTGGCCGAGCAACGCGCCTGCGATCGCGCCTGCCAACGCGCCGAAGACCATGGTCACAATCGCGCCCCAGGGCGGCAGACTATTCAGCGCCTTGTTGGTCACCCCGTGCAGTAGGTCCTTCACTTCGGCGAAGTGACGGGCCTGCTCAATTTTCACGTCGGCGATCTGCGCCTTCAAATCGCCCACGTCGTCTCGCAGTTCCGATACATCCCGTTGCAGCTGATCGTACTGTCGTTGCAGCGCCGAAACGCTCGCCTCCACGCGGCTCACGCGCTCATGCAATTGCAGCTCGTTCATAGCTGGCCTCCTAACCTATAGGCAGAAGATTGTACGTGATGTCATAGGTCACCTTGAGCGTCTGCGTGTTGTTCTTCTGGATCGGCGACGACAACAGCACGCGGCTACCCAGGGCCCCTAACCAGATGCGCGATAGATACCCTCTGTCGTCGACAAGGTAGTAACTGACCCCGTCCGGCGCGAGCGCCGCATAAGACCCGGACTGCGCCGCTGCGTTGGCATCGGCAGCACAGCTGCAAATCCAGTTGCCTTGCTTGTCAGAGATGCTGCACCCCAGGTTGTAAATGCCATAGAGCTGATTGTTCGCCGCGCTTAGTGATATCGGCCCCCCTAGAGAGTTCGGGATAATCCCGACCAAATTGCCACTTAAGTCGAACTTGTAGAGACTCCCTGAGTACGGTTTGCTCGTCTGGTTGTCGGCATTGTAGCTGTCATCGCAGTACACCCATATGTACCCACCGTCGAACGTGAATGCTCTGATCGACGGCAAGCGCGTCAACGTTAAATTCGACGCCACTGTGCCGTCCGCATTCAATCGATGGAGCTTGTTTCCCGAGCATACCCAGAAGCTTGTGCCGTCGAATGCCAAGTTCGACGGGTTGTCTGTCACCTGCACATACGTGGTGTCCACGACATTGCCGGTATTCGGGTCGATTTTCGACAGCAGATTGTTGCCGTCGAGGTAGTACACGTATCCATTGGCGTACGCCATGCCACGCCCGTTGTTGCCTTGCACTGTGGTCGAGCCTATTGGCAACACTGACGCCCCTTGAACGATTAGATCACCGCGGAATCCAGCGAATCCCACGCTCGCAATGGTCCCATTGGCTGAGTTCGTCGGCCAGTCGAAAACGAAGTGTACACGAGACGTGCTCCAAGTAGATTCCGAGACGTTGATCGAACCACGTAGCGGATCGCCGCCGTTATAGGTCATCGTACGAGAGGCCCATCCGACAATCTGGCCACGAACAAACCTTTCCGTGCTCGGAGATTCGGGAGACGTGTCCGTCCCTAGATAGATAACGTCGAAACACGACCTCGCCCACACGTACGGCTGCTGGAATTGGCCGACAAAGAGCCCGCCAAAGCGGTCCATCTGCGCGAACAGAAACTCCTGCTTGGCTGGAAGCGCAATGAAATTAGACTTCCGCTCCCGGTGCAACAGTTTCCCCGACCGGGCGTCGAATAGCTCCACCGTGATGACGCCGTGGGGTTCATCGAGCCTCGGCAATGGGTCCCACACAGCCCACCCCTCCCTTACTTCGTGGTGACAGTCGCTGTATCGGAAAGCTGGATCACCCCAGCAATTTGTTCGGAGAGCGCGACCATTCGCGGAGGTATGATACGGTACGCTGGGATACCGTCTCGCGGAGCGGCCACTGCCGGCATCTCGTCCTCCACTTCCGCAAACGGGAAGCCTTCTCCGCCGCCGATCATGTTGGCCGCGTAGACGTACATCTGGGCGTCGCCCACATTGATGGTGAGTTGCCCCGCAGACACGCCAACTACGAGCGTCAGGAACCCGGAGGTTTGCGGGATGCTCTGCAGCACCACGCTTGCCGTCAGCGTGTTCCACCCCGTCACCACGGCATGCCGGAATATGGGGCCAATCTGCTGACCGTTCAGCTGCAACGTGGTCGTGACGACACCCGCCGCACTCGCCTGCCCGATGATGGTGAAGTGGAACTCTGCGTCGGTAATCGACAATGTTGAGAACGGCAACGTGACCACCGTTTGCGGGCTCGTCCCAAGCGTGAGTGCGACGCCGTTTGTAGCCTGCGCAAATGCTGCCTGCGACGTGTTCGAGAATGTGCTGTCGGACGTCTGGGTACCCAGGAGCTGCGAGGCCAGGAGCGACAGCGGCGTATCGAGTTGCATGGTCGTCCGCCACGGTTCGAGTGGATACCAGTTGCGTTGCGAGACGCGGAAAGTCTCGTGCAAGCCAATGTCCGGATCGTAGACCTGCACTCGATCACCGAGCGATAAGACGATGTCCAGCACACCTGCCACGGTGTAGCTGTACGTCGGTTGCGCTAAACGCTCCAGTTCCACCTGCGCACGTTGCAAAAGCGCCAGAGGCTCCGTGTAGCTATCGTTCTGCCATACCTGCGTGATCACTTTTCGAGGCAGACCGCGCGCGTCGAAATACGAGTAGTCCTCGATGTACTCACGTCCGCCGTTGACGGACGACACCGTAAGCTTGTCTTTCCCGTATGGATAGAGCCTCGTCACCAGCTGACGCGTATCCTCTCGCCGCAGCAGTTCCTGCACGTTCTTGCCGCGTGCCAGGAGCACGTCTCGGCGGTCTTGCCCGACCGCCGTCACGAGCGAGACTGTGCGACGACGCGTGTCAAAATAGAGCTCTGCACCGAATGTAGCCGCCAATTGCCGCAGGCATGCAAGCAAATTCGTCGGCTCTGAGACGACGAACCCCGCAGTCTGTTGCGGCTCCACCGTGCCTACCGACCAGCCGCTGTCTTTCAGCAGATCCGTCAGGATCACGGAGGCCGTTTGGTTGACCCACGTCGCAGGCTGAACGGGCGGCAGGAACTGAATGTCGTACCACGTCGCCTCGGCCGTGATCGTCCGCACCATCAGCCCCTCTTGCGTCAAGTGATCGTCCACCACACGCACGGCATAATCCCGGTTGAGCACCCTGAGCGTCATCTCATTTTGGATGAGACGCGCCTTGTCGTCGAGCGGCACCGTGAAGGTCACAATCTCCTGCCCGGCGTCATTGCTCAGCAATTGGTCCTGGATGTAGTAGTCATAGGCTTTGTCGAGCACCGCCAGAGGCTTTCCGTTTCCGTCCAACAGGATCGGATACGGACTAAACGGGATGTGCCGCAAGGTCGGCGCGATCGCCGACACTCCTGCGCTGGCTGCTTTCGCAGGTGCCTTGACCCTGCCCACCTGGACCGATGGAGCCAGCGGCATGAGGCGTACCGCCAAGACGTCTGCCTGGTCGCTCTGCGGCTTTGGTGTCGGCAACGCCGAGAACTTTACAGACAGCGTCGGAGGCCGCAGGACGGTACCCGTCGATTGCGCTCCTCCGTCGCCCAGGTACAACGCCGACGCCAACTGTGTGTAGTCTTCTTGCGTTGCGCTCGATGTAGATGAGCCGCTGGAGGTCGGCCCGCCGCTATAGATGGAGCTTGCCACGAGGCTGTAGTCCTCGGACTGGGCCATTGTCCATCACCTCCAGCATCAATTGATCCGCCGAGCTCCCATTCGTCCCGCGTTGTAGTGATCCATCACCTGTTGCGCGGTGAGAGCGCGGGGATAGAGCGCGAATTCATCGATCAGGCCATAGGTCCAGCCGTTCACCCAACCGCATCCGCCGACCCAAAAGCGCTCGTTACTCGCCCCCTGCCCGGAATTCCCGGCTGACGTGATCTGCCGGCCGTTCACGTAGAACGAGACCTGACTGCCGGTACTGACCAGAACGATGTGCGACCACTGTCGCTGCGCAACCACCTGTGACTGAAACCGCACGTCCGCATGCGGCGCGGGCCACCACCACAACCCGCCGCTTCCGTCAAATCCCCATGACCACCCGTCGTTATTGCCCGTGCCATTGGTCGCCGCAATGCACCACCCGGACTGTCCGGACGGCGCAGAACGCGCGTTAAACGAGTATGGATAGACCCAGGCTTCGATGGTCATCGGCGCGGTACTTGGGATGTTTGTGGTCGACGTCAAGGGCACATTGATGTACCCGCTGCTGCCGTCGAAGGCCATGGCAAAATCCCCGTCATGCGTCGCGCCTGGCTGCGCCCGTGTCACACCGCCATTGATCGTCCCGTGGAGACGGTTTGGGCTGAGGTCTGTCACCTGGGTGCCTGCCGTATCGTCCATGCGATAGTACACGACGGGTCCGTCTCGCAGGACCAAACCCGCGTACTCCGTGAGCTTGAGCGGTTTCCGGGTTGCGCTCAGGATCATACGGCTCTCACCTGGATGTAGATGCTCCCGCCGTTTGAGCTGACGGACGAGTCATTGGACGCCGCGATCTGTGCGGCCGCATCGCCCATGAGCCATCCTTGTACGAGGTAGCTCTTGGTCGTGCCGCTTGGCACGGACACGCTCGTGACGTTCGAAGCAATGGGTCCTGCACCGAAGTCAATCATGTTGTTGAGCGTGACCGTCACCGAAGTGCCGAGCGATGACGGATTCTGCACGGATACGAGATACAGTGCGTCCTTCTGGAGCTGCGTGGGCAATGGCACCGTCGTCGACTGCGTGGTGCCCGCCCCCGCACCGCCCGACCACGTGAGCGTGTATCTGCCAATGAGGGCGTTCGAGCCCTGCGAGTACGTTGGGAGCGGATTGTCCTTGCCCGTAAGCAGTGTGCTGGTGCTTCCTGCATCGAAATGCTGAGGCAGAATGGCCGGGTACATACCTTGATACGGCGTGTCCTCGCGCTTCAGCGTGGTCAAGTTATCACCTCACGTGATTTGCAGGATGCCTGACGCACTCCACTGAATCGTCAGGTCGCCGCCGTTTGTGGTGATCGGGAATCCGCCCTGATCGATGTACGCGATGAGAATGGATGTGCTGTCGTCGCTCTGCCCTTCGCGAATGAGAATCGCGGCCTGCACCGTGCCTGCATTGATCGCGGTCCACGTCACGTTGTCCGCCGTCAAGTAGCCGCGATCGCCGCTGTCATCTTCCGCGACGGCCTTGTTCGTAAGCAGCTGTCTGCCGGTCTTCCCCCATCCCGGCGTGTAACCCGTACCGCTGATCTCGGCGCCTCCTGCGCCGCTCGGCGCCACGTACTTGTCATCCGCATTCGGCACATAGCTCGCACCGACCAGCATCACCTTGACGGGATCGTTCAGCAGATTGAGCGACCCGTCCATGAGCATCTTCTTGGCGATGTTGTAGACGAGCACCCTTGCACCTCCCTACACGAATCGGGCTGTGAACGACACGGTGAGTTGTGCTGCACTGCTCCCGACTCCCGCCTGGAAAATGAGCGTGTTATCCCCCGGCGCCAATTGCGGCCAATCCCCCGTCCATCCGGCCATCGCATTCACGCCGCTCAGGTCGATGGTGTATCCCTCCGTGTCGATGTGCAGTGTCTGACCGCTCGCAATGGACCCCGTCCACGTGACGGTGACAGCTCCGACCGTGACACTAGGGTTCACGACCACACCGTCGGCCACAGGACTGATCGAGATGAGCATGCCTGTGCTGGCCGTGCCTGCGTTGGTCACCGCCATGTGATCCCCTGGCTCCATCGCCTTCGTTACGGATGTCGGCTGCGCCGCGTAGATAAACGGATCGGCCATCTTCAGCGTGAGGTCGAATTGTGCAATCGTCGGCAAATAGGTCGTGGCAATCTCTTGCGTGACCTTCACCCGGTACACTTTGTCCGGCTCATCATCGAAGATGAGCGGGATGTACCCTTGGGTCGGGTCAACCACGCGTGCAAAGGCACGCAGATTGGCTTGCAGTGCTGAGCGCGAATCCGCGACAAACGAAAGCGACAGCGTGAGCTGCCGCTTGCTGTGCTCCGTGCGGAAGTCGTATACACCGGGACGCCCAGGGATGGTGACCTCGATGTCGCGCGTGACGGGCACGAGATCGACCTTGCGCTTGGACAGGTAGCAGCCGAATTCTTCGAGGCGGTGTCCATTGATGGTCGCTCCCGGAATCATCGGCTCACCCCCAACGCCCGGAGCGTATACCGATTCAGATCGCTAAGCTGATTCGACAGGCGATAGATGTCCTGTTCGTTGCGCACCACGACTGTGTCGATGTGCATAAGCGGCGCATTTTGGTTGTGCACCACTTGACTCTGCGCGCCAGCGGCCGAAGACACGGCTCGCGTCGCGCCCCGAACCATCGCCTGCACGGAAGGCGACACATTGACCTGCGGAGCCATGAGTGCATTCGCGAGCGCCGACTGCACCACGGGTGCATGCTGCGTAATGCCCTCCGCGAACATCTGCATGAGCTTCGGACCCCATTTGTCCGCTGTGCGCAGAGGTCCCGTTTTCGCAGGCGAATGCGGAAAGTGATCGGATACGGTCTTCGCGACTTGGCTTGCAGCTGCCGCTACCGCACCGAGCTGAGAAAGCAGGCCGGCCGCAAACGTCTGCGCTGCGTTTGCGCCGTAAGAGTACATTTCGCCAACAACCTGGGCGATGGGTCCCCGCATCCCATTCGCCATGTTGTTCGTCACGTTCCGGCCCCAACCGACGGCCTCAGAGGCTACACGTGAAGCCGAACCGGCCATGGCGTTGCCCATCGATGTCATGACGCTGTTGCCCCACGACACCGCGCTCTGCGCCCATGACGGGATGAGCTGCTGCATCCCTGTGGTGACGCCCGTAATCACGTCATTGCCCCACGTGCGCGCGGTGTTAAGGAGCTGCGGCAATTGCCCCTGAATGGACTGCACCATCTTCAGCACGGACGTTTGACCGTTAAGCGCCGCCTTTTGCCCCAGTTGCGTCAGCTGATTCGACACCTCGGTCGTGGCCTTCGTCAGCGACTGCTGCAACTGCTCATTCAGCTTCTGGAGCTTGTCCTGAGCCTGTTGCGTGAGATCGGCTATCTTCTGGGCCATCGACTGCTTGACAGGCTCCAGTTCCTGTTCCGCGGCCTGCCGCGCTGCCGCAATCTGTTGATGCCACAGCTGGACGTATTGTTCGAGTTGCGGTTGCGTCATCTGGGCGAGCGCATGCACTTGGTCCGCGGCCTGCGGTCCCAACTGCTCAAGCTGCTGGATGAAGTCCTGACCCACGCCGCGGCTTGCAAGCGACTGGATGTCGGCGTTGAATTGCTGGAGCGTCTGCACCTGGTTCTGCAGATTCGCAAGCAACTGATCGCCAGTCACCTGTTGATGCTGTAGCTCGCTAAATATGCCGCCTGCGAAGTTCGCGATCGATTGCGTCGTGTCCTGGAGTTGCTGATTGAATTGCTGTTGGAGCTCTGCGATTTGCTGTTGAAGCTGGCTCTTGACCTGCTGCACACCCTGCAGGTAGGTCTGTTGCGCCTGCTGGATCTTCTGCAGATAGCCCGTCCACGCGTTTTGCGCCTGGTCGAGCATAGTGACCGTTTGCTTGACGTGCTCCTCGGTGGCCCGTGTCTTTTGCTGCTCCGCCCGCTCAATCCGCTGGAGAGCCTGCTCATGTGCTTCGGCCTCTTTGACCTGTGCCTCCGCCGCCCGCTTTTGGTCCTGCTCCTCGAGCTGGAGTTTCTGTAGCTCTGCGCGTTGGATGCGCGATGTGGCCTGCTCATGAGCCTCGACCTCTTGCAGCTCCTTCTCCGCGACCTGTTTGGCGGCTTTCGTGTGCGCTTCCGCTACGCGCTGCTTCGCTGCGGCCACCGCGTTGGCTTCTTGTTCCGAGGCATCGATAATCCGGCGTTTGGCTGCCTCGACCGTCGTTGCGCTTTGGTTGACGACCTCTTGCAAGTGGTTTTTCGCAGCCTGGAGTTGGTTCTGGGCCTGCGTCAGTTGCGCTTGCAACTTCGCATTCGGCTGGCTCAACTGCTGGAGATATGCTTGCGCTGCTTGAATCTGCGTTTGCAAGGACTGCGAAATGGGATCCGCAAAGCCTTGTGCGGCCTTCGCAATCGTCGGTTGCGCGGTCTGTAGCGCGAATGCGATGTCCCCGGCGAGAGGGGTGACGGACTGCACCGCTGCCAACGCTGCGCCCTGGAACGCCGACGCGATGGTATCTGCCGTGTCGCTGGCCGCTTGACCAACCGTCGTCTGGCCATCCTGCAACCCCTCGGCCAACATGCGAATGAGGTTCGGCATCCACTGGTCAGAGTCCTGACCTGGCCCGGCCTCGGTCGGACTGTGCCAACCCAGGAAGCGCTTGATGGCGCGCGCGACAGACTCCGCAGCGTTCTCCACCCAGCTGATCGCACTGCGAATGCCGTTGCCGAGCATCGTCACGAGGTTCCGGCCCCAACCAAACGCATCCGAGACCATCGCACTGACCGTGGAGCGAATGCCGGATACCACCAAGCGGATGGCCGACGAAATGGCGTTCCACGCAGACGAAGTCGCGGATCGAATGGCTTCCCACGCGGCGGTGATGTCGGACCGAACCGTCGAGACCGCGGACGTGACGGTCGAACGAATCGCGTTCCAGACGGATGTCAGCGCATTGTGAATCGCGGCCCATGCCGACGTAGTGGTGCTCCGCACCGTTTCCCAGGCTGTGCGGATGGCCGACGTGATGTTCTGCCACACAGACCGCACAGTCGACACGAGTCCGTTCCAGATGCCCGAGAGCGTCGAGCGAATGGCGTTCCACACGGACAACGTCGTATCCCGCACCGCGTTCCAAGCGGTCGAGATCCCGCTCCTGATGCCATCCCACACTGTGCGGTCAATGCTCAGAAGTCCGTTCCACACCCCTGACAGCGTAGACCGGATCGCATTCCACACCGATGACGTGGCCGTGCTGATTGCAGTCCATGCGGTCGTGATCGCTTGATGGACGGCGGTCACGGCTGTCGAGATGGCGGTCTTGATGGCATTCCAAGCCGTGGACGCAACCGACTTCAGCTCGTTCCATACGTCGACAAGGAACTGCCGCACCTGCGTCCAGTGTGTGATGATCTCGTATGTTCCCACGGCCACCGCCGCCACGATCGCGGTGATGATGGCGGTAATCGGGTTCGTCATGAAGGCCAGCGCAACGCCCCGCAAGGCGGTGATCATCACGGTCGCGAATCAGCTCACCAGGCCGCTCAGCACCTCGAAGCCGGATCCGATCAGCTTCAGCACACCGCTCAGGGACTCGATGCCCGACACGATAGGACTTATCGCGCCCCCGAACAGCTTGAACATGCCTATGCCCGACACGAGGTACCCAAGCATCGTCCCCAGCGCAGGGTTCGCTTTCAGCAATCCCGATACCATCTGCCCCAACGACACAGCCGCTTCAAGCAACTGGTGCCCCACAGGCGCCCACGCGCTCAAGAGCTGCGTCGCAATCGTTGCAAGCTGCCCGATGAGTTGGACGACCAAAGGGCCATTTGCTCGCACGTAGGCCACAAACTGCTGGAAACCCTGGCTCGACTGCAAGGTGGTTGCCCATGCGGCGAACCGCTGTGTGAGCGTCAGGAGCCCCTGCGCCATGCCGGTCGAGAGCGGTTGGAACGCCATGAGGAGCCCGGTGAAGCCTTTGATCAGGTTCCCGATGGCCTGACCGAAGTCCAGCAACATGGGCTTTGCGGTCGAGCCAAGAAAGCCGAAGAACTGTTGCCAATACGGCGAACCGAGCGCCCGCCCAGCCTCTCCCTCAAGCTCCGTGAACGCTTCCGTTGCGTTCTGAATCACCGGACGCATATCGATGAGCAGCTGCCGCAACATCTGGAGACCATTCACGAACGCATTGATCACAGGCGTCTCGAAGGACTGACGGAACTGCCGAAAGAATTGCTGGAAGTCCATGAGCGATCGCGCCGCGCGCTGCTCCTCAGCATCCATGCTCGCCCAGGCTTCCTTTTCTTTCTGCAGAGCCTCTTGCCGCTGTTTGTTCGTGACCGCGTTGTTGTACGCCTCCTGCGCCTTCTGCACCGCCTCCGTGCCCTGGAACACGTCCTTCAGCGTAGGCACAGCCACGACCGCGAAACCGCCGACGCCAGCTGTCGCTGATGCGAAGGCAGATGCGAGTCCCATCACACCTGCCGTGGCAGTCGCCACGAGTGGAGAGAGCATTGGCAGAGCGGACAGCAAGGCCCCGATCCCGAGACCGCCCCCTTCGCCGCCTTCGATGTTCAGCCGGACCCGCTTCTCTTCCGGCTTCGTATCCTCGGCGAGGCGAGCGCGGGCTTCTGCATCGTCCACCCGGACACGCACAGTGGTATCGCGGTCGCGCGCATCTTCTTCGATGCGCGCCCTTGCCCGCGCATCGTCGAGGTCGACACGGACCGTCTTCGATTCCGCGCGCGCGATCTCCGCGAGTTCCGCCTTGGCCTCCGCGTCTTGCACGTCGACATTGACCGTCTTGTCGCGAAGAGACATCGCGTCGAGCTCGCGGATCTTCGCCTCTTCCTTGTCGAGCTCGGAAGCGAACTGGCCCGCGTCGAGTATCAGGCGAATGATGAGGTTGTCCACCGTATCACCTCGCTCCTATGCCCCACGTGTGCTCTCCCACTGGCGACAGCACTGCGGCCTCAGATGCCGGCGCGTACCGGCGCATGCGATCCGCCCGCGCCTCCAACAGGCCGACAATGGACGCCCAGGGCGTCTCCTCAAGCATCATCCCGGGCGTCCATCCATACGTCTCAGCGCAAAACTCCATCAGCTCATTCAGCGGTATGCCGTCTGGAGCTGCACCTGCAGCCCCAGCTGGCGCAAGAAGTTTCCCAGGGTGTCGATACGGTTGAGTGTCACCACCGTCTTGACGGCTTCGACGATCTCTGGAAGCGAAGGGCCTTTCTCTTCGTCCTCAAACAGCCCCTTCGGCAAGGTCGGAATGAACGTGCGAAAGAACGCGTCCAAACTCGTGCCGAGCTGTCCGACGATGCCTTCGAACACCTGATCGGTGTCGGTTGCATCGACTCCCTGTAGCGATTCCGCGACGCCGCTCAATTCCCGCGCGAGTCGCATGAGTTTCGCGACGGGCACCGCCTTCGCCACATACTCCTTGCCGCCAAGCGTCACCGTTGCTGTGGTCTCCAAACTCACGAGGCAGCCACCTCACTCACCGTCGCCAGCTCCTGCCCAGCGGGTTGCGTGAAGTCAGGCAGGCACTCGAACGTGACTTCGACGAATGCTGGCTTGTCCTTCGCCATCGTGTAGTTGCTGCTGGCCATGGCCGTCGCCTTATGCACGGTGAACGTCCGCGTCTTCCCGTTTGGCCCCGGGCCGACGAATGTCAGCGTATGGTACTTGAACGTGGGTTGCGAGCCAATGGCAAGCGTCGTCGCGCCGCTTTGCGCGTCGGTGGTCGGCGCATTCGGCTGGTTCCACGCAATCTGCAGGTTCTGCAACGAAGCCTCTGCAATCTGCGTCTTCACGGTCATCGTGCGCTCGGTCAGCCCGCGCGCCACCACGCCGACATATTGGTCGACCTGGATGTCGGTGTACTTGTCCTGGATTTGGATTTCGACGCCGCCTGCTGTCGCACCGATATCCTGGTCATCGACCTTGAACGAGCTGCACGGACCGATAATGATGTTCGCCGAGTTCACGGCCATTGGTGATCGACTCCTTTCATGGGCAGTTAAAATGCCGCCTTGGGATCGGCGGCGTTCGGAGCAGGTTCAGCCTGTTGTTGGTCAGGCTCAGGATGGGCTTGGACTGGCTCCTGCGGAGGCACAGGCGCCTCGACCTCTTGAATGGCCCCCGCACGTAATGCCCCTGCTACGCGCTCAGGGTCGGCCTGAAACACGATACCGGCACCGAGAGCCACGGTATGTCCGGGCATGACCACGTAGGTCTTCACCCCGTCACCTCCCCCGCAATCACGCGCTCGACCGCGCGGACCGTGATCACGACAGCCAGATACGTCGTGCCGCCGTATTCGACCATGCCGTAGCGATAGCCCGTGACACCGCTGTTTTCGACCACGCCGCCGAGCTTCGGGTCCTGGTCAATGGCCCTGCGTAACTTTTCGATCCACGGCTTGGCCGCGGCATCGGAAGACAGGGCATCCGCTCGGCTGAACAGCACCCGGACTTCGATGTTGTGATCGATGGTATACGTCACGTCGCGGTCCCACGGGATGTTCCCGCCTGCAGGCCAGTGCAGGATGGCAGGCAGTTTCCCCACCGACTCCGGCAAATGCTCATAGACCTGCGCCTGCGGCATCGTGCGGCGTTCGATCGCGACGAGCGCGTGGATGATACGTTCAACGGGCATATCGGGCGAGCGCCTCCCTCACATAGCGGATGATGAGCTCTTTGGCCTCCTCGTTTTTCGCTTCGTAGGCTCGACGCATGAAATGGATGCCCTTCGTGCCGCGCTTCTTGACCGCCAACCATCCGGCGCGGGCGAGATCCATGTGCCGCTTGGATCCGCGTCTGACAGGCACGTCGAATTCTCTGTTGCCCTTGCTCACGGCCCAGTCAACGAACGGCTTGAATGGTGCCACGTGTGGCCGCGTGTCGTACTCCACAAACGGCGCATACGGAGCCTTTTGAGCGTCCGCAAAGACAGTCCCGATGATTTGGTTATCGGCCCTTAGAGGCGGATTGGTTACTGAGATGGACCGCGCAAGGGTGCCGGTTGCCACCCGTCTTTCGGCATGTATGATGAACACTGCCTCCCGTTGAAAAACATGACAACCTGCAGCAATCCCGCGCGCTCCCGCATCCATCGCAACGTCCTTCACTTTCGTCAAATCCGGCAACTGAGCCACTCTCACCCGTGCCATGCCTTACACTCCCACGCGCCGCCGCGGCTGGAGCATGGCCAGCACGTCTTTCGGCGCAGCTTGCGTGTATTGCAGCAGGCCAAAGTCCGTGTTCCCGATCACGTCCGAGTACCCGCTGTCCTTCTCCTTCCACAGGCGAGCCGCCAAGATGGCCGTGGCCCGCTTGATGTCCGCAGGCATCTCGTCGGCCGTGTAGCCACCCGAATAGGTGATCGTCATTCGGACCGGTCGGAGCGCCAGTAGCTCGCTCAGGTCTCCCAGGTGCACTGCCACAACGTACGCCTCGTCGTCCCACCAGACCTGACTGGCGGGAATATCCCACACCGGCTCAAGAGGACTCGCTTGCACCGTCACCGCGTGCACCTGCTGCACCGGCGTGTGGTCCAGACTCACCATGGTGGTACCATCGCGGCCGACCTTCGCCCCGCGCGTAACGGTCACGCGATCGGCGAACGCCCACCCGCCTGCGGGCGTGTACGTCAACTGGTCCACGAGTCGGCTGGCCGCTTCGAGGACCGATGGGAAAGGTGTTGCATCCAGCAACCAAGTGCCTGCTGGGTGTGTTTGCATGAGCGGACCCGCCAGTGTGACGGACGTGCCATCGCTCGACACGGCGCTCACCGTTGCGGTCTCACCCACTTGCCCGCGATAGCCGACCAGCAGGCATGCCCCCGCGGCTAACGAGACGGGCCTATCGGTGGTCAGTTGGACGTCTCCCGCGTTCACCGGTGTCGCGAGTTGCGCGAGCTCAGACAAATCGATGGCAGACGCGAGGTCTACAATCGTCGCATATGCCGCGCCCATGGCTCAGCCCTTCCTCACAGACCTGCGCCTGCCGCTCGATGCAGTTCGCGGCTCCGTCGCCTGCTGCTCACCGACGTCCGCTGCCGCGGTTTCGACGACTTCCTCGAAGTGAGGAAAGGCGATCAGCACGCGGCCGATCGCCTCTGGAACGTCAAACACGCCCCCCGCCCCCTCGAACTTCTCTTCACCTGCCACCAAGACGTGTGCGTGGTGCAACGACCGTATCAACATGCGGCATCACCTCACAGGATGTTCGGCTCGCCGCTCGCCACGTTGCAGAGGACCGCCATGCTACCCGGGAAGTAGTTCTTGAACGTCTCGATCGCGCGCACTTCGAGGTCGTACCGCGGACCGCCGAGCGGGCCATCCTGGCGAGCCATCGCGTACTCGATCTGCTGGTACTCCTGTTGCGTCTCCACCTCGAGGACGTTTGCCACCTGGTTGTTCGGGTATGGCAGCGCCTCGGTGATGATGACGATGGTGCCCGGCGGAAGGTGCGGCATGACCTCGATCTCGATGGGCTGGTTCGGCATGATCGGGTTCGTGTACTCGACGACCGCGTAACCAGCCCGCAGATTGCGCCGCGCCGTTGGGTCATTCGCATCCACGATGGCGTAGGTGCCGCCGCCACCATTCCCCGACTTCACGATGCCCGCGGTGATGTCATTCATCTGTTCACCCGAGACCAGGATCCGCGTCGGCGACAGCTGCACCTTGTCCCAGATGCGGACCAGCATCTCGTCAATCTCGACGATGCGGCCGGCAGACGCCGTGAGCTTCTGGCCGTCGAGCGACTTGAAAAGCGCTCCGAGCGGCGTTGCTCCAGGCGTGCCCGGCGAGACGAGTGTGCCGTTCAAGTACCATCCAGACAGCGTCGCCAACAGCCCGTTGAACGTGTTCGGGTCGGCCGAAGCGTCCACCCAAGCATTCCCCCACGGCGTCGGAGGTGCCAAGTCAGGCAGTTGCGGAGGCTGGTTGTCCGCCGTCGGGATGCTCGTGATGAGCACGCTGTTGACCACCGTTGTCGTGTAGTACCAGTAGGTCGTACCGTCCGTCGAAACGTACCAGTCATACGCCACGACACCGGCCAGTTTGGGGTTGAAATTGCCGAACCCATCGGTTGCAGGCACGATAGCCGACACCGAACCGGTGTTGTTGTCGGAAGCCACCTGCACCTGCGCGTTCTCGGACGGCAGCGAACCACCGCCGAAGTAATAGCACTCGTGGTTTCGCGCACGCACCCGGACGTGCACAGTCGTGCCGCCCGGGATCGAACCTCCCGCGCTGTTCGCGGTCAGCACCGGAACGGGCGGTTGCGGGGTGCTGAAGTTCTGCGCGCCCAGGAGCATTCGGTCCTCCTCGATCATGAGCGCGTACAGGAGATTGATGCCCGCCGTCGCACGCAGATCCTCGAAGCCTTGCGCAAGCATCTGAGCATCCATGCTCACCGTGTCGCCGAGCGCGATCGGATAGTAGCCGCTCTGGAAGTCCAGCTCTTCCGTCGTTACACGCGGACCCGCCTGGCCAAACCCGACACTCGGGCGCTGGCGCGTGGCGTTGATGCGCGTGATGGCCTTCCAGTGTGCAGCCTGCGAACCTACGGCGGCTTTCTTGCGAAAAATGCGGTTGCGGAACGGCGACCAGACCGGAAACAGCTTTTTCGACGGGGCCTCAAGTTCGTAACCCGTCAGGCCCAGCCCCACTGTATACCCTTGCGACAGGGCCTTTTTGACGTCCGGCTTGATCATCGCGATCGTCTCAGCCGTGATATCCATGATGTTCGGCATCGGAATACCTCCCTTGACCATGAAAAAAGCGCCTCATCGGCGCTGCGCCTTTGGATGTCTTACTTCTGTGCCGCTGGGTGCAGCCTGCGCGCGGCCTCGCGGCTCAGAATGTCGCGTAAATACGGGCTCTGGACCTGATTCATGGCCTGCTCCAAGACCCTGCTGTCTGTAAGGTCCGGCGCATCGCCTTTGCGGACCAGGTAGTAGTCGTGTGCATTCGCTGCACCTCGCAACATCGGGCCTCCGGGCATCGGCTGATTCTCGAGCGCTTGGACCCGCTCCTCCAGCGATTTGATGACCTTCGCTGCTTCGAGCAACTCCCCGGCGCTCTTCGCCAGCGTCGTCAAGCCGGTTGCCTCCAATGCCTTGATGACAGCTTCCGCCGCAGGACTCTCACCCGCGGCGGACTTCACTGCGCGACCTTTCTGCGCGTCATCCTCCGCAGGCTTTTCGGGTTTGCGGGCCTTCGCGGTGTCATCCTCACCCGTCGGATCTTCGTCCGGACGGTCCTCGTCCTCGTCGCAGATCCCCATCGACTTGCACGTGTCGTGGAAGTGCTGGATGGACTTAAAGCCAGCGGCATTCGCGATGTGCGTCATGGCCTGATGGACTTTCTGCATGTTGGCCTTGCTCATCACGCGGCCCGCTTTAGTCACGCTGTTTGCCACCGTGGTCTCCCCTCCCTTGTCTTCTGCCTCAGCCTGCTCCACCAACAGAGCCCCCGCCAGTTCTTTCAGCGCAAACGCCAAGGCGTCGAGCACAGCCTCAAGCGCCTGGACTTGATCCCAGTCGTCCGGGTCCGCCGTGACAGCCTCAGCCTTCTCTCGATCGCGGATCGCTTCCACCACACTCTGCGCCTGCATTACGGCGTCGACCGCCCGCTGCATGAGGTCGACGTCAGCCTGTTCCCACGCGGCCGACCCTGGGGTGGCAGCGTCATCGGGATCGCCCGCCGCTTTCTTCGCCTCTCCCTTGTCACCCTGGTTGTTGGGCGTGACGATCTTGCCATCTTCGTATTTGTAGCCTTCGCCCAGGAGCTTGTTGGCGGCATTGGCAATGCGCTTACCGATAATCGCCCACTCCTCCGTCGTGTAACCCCCGGCCTCACGCTGACCGTCTTGGTTGAAATAGGCCACCGCAGCCCGGATGTGGCTCTCATCGATGGGATAGGCGTAGTTTACCGGGTCGGCGTACTGCTCGGGATCCGTCGGCTTGCCCTTGGGCGGTGTCAAATGCCCCTTACCGTCCTTGAACTCGATCCCGTACTTCTTGGCGCGTTCTTCGGCCTGCTCGTGCAATTTGTCCCGATCCGCCTTCCAAACACCGTCTTCTTGCGCTTTCGCCAACAGCTCGTCCAAGCTCGGCCCCTCCTTTCCGTCGAGAGCCTTCACCACGAGGAATCGCATGCCCGTGGCGGGCTCCGTCACCGCATCCACGCGGTCAATGTCCATGTCGAACATTTCCTGCACTTCATCCCCCGACTTCCGCATCCGTCATCACCCCCTTTCCGGTTGTACCTCAGCCGGTTTACGGAACGCGTCGCCCTGGATGCTGTAGCCCGTGAGTACACCACGCTTGATGAGTTGCCATGCAGCATCGTCCCACACGACCCCAAGCAACCAGTCGCCAGCCTTGACCACCTGGCCGTTCACTTCCCAGTCCGGCCCCCGATAGATGTACGACTCGACCGGGATACCGTGGCCCTCGGTGCCGTCCTGGTGCTGGATGCCAATTTTCCGGTGCTTCGCGAGCCACGTCCATGCGGTTTTCTCCAACTCCTCCGGCGTGGTGAACTCTCCATGAGCGTCAACCTTGTTCGCCGGATACGCGATCCCAAGCGTGTAGTGCTGTTCCTCAGCTGCCTTCATCACACCGTAGCGCGCCATATCCAACACGCATCACCTCGCCTTCGGGCATAAAAAAGGCGCCAACCGTTCGGCTGACGCTCTCGATGATTTTGCTTCCGTCATGGGTTCGAACGCGCCCGCTCCAACAACCGCCAATGATTCTTCACGGCCCGCTCGCCGTCTGCATCCGCCTCGAACCGGATACCGCGATCGCCTGGATACGCGTCTCTGTGGTCGACCTTCCATCGCAAAATTTCTTCCGGTATGCCATCCGGGTACGCGGCACACCGCCATTCGCGCGGGATACCGTCTTGCCTCACATGGCGGCAGAAGTAACACTGTGGCGGCGCTTTGATCACGCCATGTCCCACCTTTCGGCATCCTCTCGGATCCGCTGCTTCTGGTCATCCGGCGCCACGCGCATCGCACGCCATTGACCCTGCATGTACAGTCTACCAGGCGTCACGTGCTCCAGCAGCCACGCGACGGCCGCAACCGCGGGATGATCGTCCATGGATTTGCCTTGCTGGACAAGCATCTCGTACTGCGCGAAAGCCTCTGCGAAGGCTTCGCTGGCATCCGTTGCGGCGTACTGACTGATGGGACGCGCCAGCATCATCTCAGTCAATCTTCGCTCCGTCTCGGAGACCAGACCGTACCCAGCGGCCGTCACGAACGGCTCGAAGGCGTAGCCCTGTCGGCCGATGTTCTGCAGCCACCACTGCACCTGGTGCCCGAACTCGTGTGTTAGCACGTAAGCAGGATTGCTTGCCGCCTCGGGCGCGAGCCACCCCTTCTGGGCGAGCCCCTTAAGGTCATTCCGCAAGAGCTTGGGATCGCCCAGAAACTTTGGATTCAGCCAGATCTGGCCGATGGGCCCCGCGAACGCGTAAGCTTCCTCCTTCGCATCCTCAGGTATCTCGTACTGAATCTGTTCCCCGAGATGGTCCGTGTACTGCCCGATGTACGTCACCGTCTTCGCCACGTACGGATAGCGCGTGAACAGCCGGTCGATCTCCTTGACCAGCGGCGCGAGCAGTTCTGGATGGACGTCTCGGAGGTCCGTCACCAGGTCCGGATACTTGTTCTTGAGCCACGCCTCGGCCTCTGCAGGCATCATGAATTTGTCTGGCGGCTCCATCGACTCTTTCCGGTAGCGCACGTTGTCATCAATAACAGGAAGAAAATGCCTTGAGCAGTGCGGATGCCCAAGCGGATTCGCCTCCGCCTCGGCTAGCGTCCATTTTGCGTGGTTGACCGGGCGGCAGATTTCGTCCTGCGTGCCGTCAATCACTTCGACCATGGAGAAACCGGCCTCGCGCAAGCTCGAGATTTGCCCTCGATTGTACGCGAACGCCGCCTCGGTGCGAGCAATGCGGCGCGCCCGCCAGTCGGACATGTACGGGAAGCCGATGCGCCCCGCGTCATCGACCAGCAGGTCTGCAACCTCCTGCCACGTCTTGCCCTCTTGCAGTCGCTGCTGAATCCACGCATTCAGCTTCAGACGCGTGGTGGAGTCCACACGCATCTTTGGGTCTTTCGCAGGGACCAGCGTGCCGTCCGGGTTGACGTGCATCCCCACGAGCTCCCCCGCGCGCTGCCGAGCAAAGTATCGGGCTTTCGGACTCACCGCATCCCACGTCAGACTGATTTCGGCCTGCCGCAGCCCGTCCCACGTTTGCGCCGCGCCGCGCCGAAACGCATCCTCGAGAATCTGCTGCGTCTGCGGCATCAAGACCTCGTACCATGGCGTCCAGTCGTACTCGTCCATGGCCTGCTGCACGGCCTGTTGAATCGTCTTGTCGTCTGGGATCGACGGCTGCTTCCCGAGAATGCCCTTGATCTTCTGGGCCTCCTGCACGAAGAAGTCGTGAATGGCGTGGTACAGGAAGTCGCTTGTGACTTGCAGCGCCGCCTTGCGGTCGTCCGGGTTGACCCAGACGTAGCGGCTTCCGATTCTCGCGCGTGGGTCTTCCTTTCGCCGCAGAATGCGCTCGTCGAACGGGTCGAGCGGCTCATCTGGCCAGTGAAGCGACGGCGGCCCGAGTGGAGCCTGCGAGACAGCCTCAACTGCGCCAGCCTCCTGAGGCAGCGTTCCCGCCTCGGCTGGCGGTGTCGTACCGGACTCAGCTGCATCACTCGAGGCGTCAGACGCATCGCTCTTCTCGCCGCCCTGAGCCTTTGCTACGCGGCCCGGGCGGCTCACCAGAAAAAAGGACCCGCGAACGCCTGATCCACAGCGCCCACCGTCTTGGCGTCCTTCAGTCGCTCCCAGATCTCGTCGTGCAGTTCATCGGGCAGGATATCGGACTCGAATTGTCGGGGCGCCTTGCCCTGCTTCACCCGCCGCCGACTGTTCTGCTTCCATCGCTTGAGCTCAGCCAGGATGGCCGCATCATCAGGCACCGCGAACTTCTGGACGTCCTCCCCCGCTGCGGACTCTGGCTCCTTGGTGTCATTCCCGATCGGCGTCTCCGCGGTCTCCGTCGGCGCATCATGCGACTGCACCTGCTGGTTTGCTTGGTCGATCGCTTGCTGCGCCTCGTCCACAGCCGCTTGCGCAAACGGCGGCAGGTCGCCTCCCTGTTGCCCCGGTTCCTGGATGGACACATTCGCGTTCGGTACGAGGACGGTGCCTCGCATCTGGTACATGCCCGCATATTCCGCGGGAATCCAAGCCTGCGGGATGTACTTCCCGATTTGGTCCAGCGGTACCGGTCCCCAGTTGGTGACGACCATGCGCGGAATCGGGTTGTCAGGATCGGGCTCGAGCCCGAGCACGTTCTTGCGCACCTCATCGACCGACTCCGCACCCATCTCGACGAAAATCTTGTGGGCCTGCGCCTCGAGCAGCTTGTCCTCCTTCTCGGCCAGGTTGAACTGAAACTTGAGCGGATAGCCAAAGTGCTCCTGGATAATCCGCGTGTAGATGCCCTCGAGGTATTTCACCAGCGGCTCCAGCGAGGCGCGGTACATGATGTCTTCCTGCGTCTCGCCCACGGAGCGGTTGCTGTCGCCCGTGAATCCGATCTCGTCTGGCGTCACCTTGAAGGCCGCGCACGTCTTGCGCAACAGAAACTCCGGGAACGTCGGGTCGAAGTTCGCCGTCTTTGCTGGAACCGGGTCCGCGCCGGCCGGAATCCACTTCACCTTGTGCTTCCACGCCTGGTCTCCCGTCATGAAGTTGTCCCAGAGCTCCTGCCACTTGCGCAGTTGCTCGGGGCTCGACAAATCCGGCGGCGCCTTCATGAAGGTGTCGGGCACTGTCCCCTCCGTGAAGTACATCAGGAAGTGCCACTGCCACCGGATGTCCGTGTTGATCGTCAGCATCAACCACTCGATAGGCGGGAAACCATATGGCGTATGCGACCGCGCGCGGAAGGGATGATAGATGAGCTCGTCGCGCGACAGCCACACTGCTGGCACACCCTGCACGAACTGCACGTAAGCAGGCGCGGGCGGCGACGGGATACGTCCGTGAAAGTCAATCAGCGGTGCTATCGTCGTGCCGTCCACAATCTCGAGCGCCCCGAGCTTCCCCGCGCGCGTTTTGCGGATGTAGATTGCGCCCGCGTCGAACGACAGCACGTCGTCCAGGAACATCTGCTGCCACGAATCGAACGGGGTGACGCCGTCCGGCTTGCTGAAGAACTTGCGGACTTCGCGGATCTGGTCCGACACATCCTCATCGCCGCCCACAGAGTCATCCGGCACAATGGACCAGTCGAGACCGCGGATCTCGTCCTCCCGGCGCTCGATGCACAGACGTGCCACATCGTACGTCTCGATGATGTCTCGCATTGTCTCGAAACTCATCTTTGTCTCGACCGACCGCGGCCGCGTGGCGATGTTGTACCCCGTGGTGTAGTCCCATTGGCGCGGCTCTTCGCCCCACGGGAAGAGCTGATTCAGCGGCCGACCGGGTGCAAACGCACCACCCGTGTCCATGCCCTGCTCACGCATGGCCTGCTCTACGTTCGGGGGCACCTGCGCCCCCCCAAGCGTGGTCGAACTGCCACCTACACTTCGCACGTCGTTCGGAGCAAGGCTTTGCGCAGCTTTAATGAGCACCTGGCTCACGCGCTCTCGAATCCCCATGCCGTCACCTCCTCTCGTCTTGACGTTGGGCCAGAACGGATTCCAAATATGCCATCCATACGCTGCCATGCCCTCGAATAGGCGCGGCAAATGCCAACACCACGGCGTCCGCCTTGTCCGGCGAGTAGCCCAAGCGCCTTTTCATGTCTTCCTTGCTCTCCACAGCAATCTGTCCTCGACTGGTGATCTTGTACTTGATTCCGGCGAGTTCCGCCAGCAACTCATCGTCAGGCGGCAACGCAATCGGGTCTGGCGCGTCGGGCTTCAAGCGCTCGCGCAACCCCCACCAGAGCTCCGAACGACGATTCGCGAAGTGTTCAGGATCAACAGCTGCCTCCGCGACGTTGACGCCTGTCACGTCGGCATCCAGCTCGTGCAACCTGTCCACCACGCCTGCACCTATACCGATGACATCCACATGAATTGATGCACCGCCCATTTCGCGCGCTTTGACCAGAGCAGCTCCCGCCGTCTCCATGGTGTCCTGGTGCCTGTAGACGATGAGTTGCAACACCTTCGACCCCTTTCGCGGCGCAAGTACTGTCCGGTCATCGCCGAAGCGCGCCACGTCAACGCCTAGCACCACAGGCTCGCCCTCAGGTGTCTCACTCCATCGCTCCATTGCGGCCTCAATCCAAGCGAGCGGGATCAGCGTGTCCGCGCCCTGCTCTGGAAATTGGCCAAGCACACGCGACTGGTAGGCGGGACTATGCGGGCCCCACTGCACATACTTGTCGGCCACCCAGCCAGGCGTGATAAGCCGAGGGTTCGGGAGCGGCCGCTCTCCGATCTTCTCTGCCCACGCTCCGCTCGCGACGTCCTCCTGGGTGATCCCGAACTCTGTGAAGTTCGGCGTGTCGAAAGCCGATACGGAAATCGTTCGCCATCCAGGCTTCCGAAAGGCGTCGTAGAACGTGCCTGAGACACTGGTCGGGTTGCCCAACAGTAACAGGCGGCTGTGCGCGCTCGTCAAAACGCCGTCAACCGCCTCGAAAATGGCTTCTGGAACACCCGCTGCCTCATCCACGACCACCAGAATGTGCTCGGCGTGAAAGCCCTGGAATCGGTCGGGATGTCGCGTGCTTACCCCAATGGCAAACCAATCGTCTGCCACGTACAGTTCCGGCGCCTTCCGCATCAGCTTGCCGCCCAGCGGGACCTTCGCTGCATGATACGCCGTTCGAATCTCCCGCCAAATCAGTTTCTCGACCTGACGCCACGTTGGTGCTGTCGAGAGTACGACCGCGCGCGGATGACAAAAGAGAAACCACAGGATGGTAGCAGCTGCGGTAAAGCTCTTCCCTATGCCGTGACAGGACCGCACGGCCGTCTTCGGATAATCCCGAACGGAGCGCAGAATGTCCTCCTGACGCGTCCACGGCTGCACGCCCAGCACATGTCGTGCCCACCACACGGGGTCTTGCCGCGCGCGCTCAATCAAGCGCCTGGCTTGGGCGCGATCTTGCAACATCATCCGTCGTCGGCCTCAGCCAGCCCAAGGAGTTCTGCCCATGTGGTGGCTGCGCGGCTCAGCGGGTCTTCTCCGAGCAACTCAGTTTTCAACTTGATGGCCTGCCGAACCTCTGAGATGGAGCCGGTAAACAGATCGACCATCTGCTTGGCAGGCACGCCTTTTCGCATCACCGGCTTGAACTCGCCATCCAAAAGCGGCTTCCCGTTCTTGAGCAAAACCGGGAACTCTTTTGTGACAGCCTCCTCGATGTGGTCAGCTGCCAGGAGGTGCATTCTGTAGCCGCGTTCGATCATCGCATCCAGGATCTCAAGCTCGCTCAGCCGCCTTTGAACCGCCTCTTCCATGACAGCCCGCGATTGTTCGACATATCGCCGGGCGACTTCTTCGCGTACGGGAAAGTGCTCCATGAAATGGCGATGGACAGCGGCCTTGCTTACGGACTGCCCTCTCTGTTTAAGCCACACCGCGATTTCGGCCAGAGACGCCCCGTCTTCCTTCATGCGCTCGACCTCTGCGCGATGTTCGGAGTTGCATATCTTGCATCGAGCGGAGTAGCCGACCTCCATGGCGTCTCGCCTCCGTTTCGCTTCGCTTCGATTCGTCTCGCTCCTACCGAGACGAGTCACACACCGCCACCGTTGGGCGCCCGAGTCCAAAGCACGCATCACTCGGCCCTCGCCACACGCCCGTGGATGCGTTCGGACGCCCAACGCCAGCGGCGTCAAACCGCTGACGTCCAGTGCCCATGAGAAGGGGGCTGTCGGAGTTCGTGGCCAACTCCGGCAATATCAACGTAGCACGCGTAACGCCTGCCGTGGTCCAACACAGTCCAGGGTTCGTCTAGTTTCAGTCCAGCCGAAATCGGCATGCGCATGTGTTGACACGTGTATTTTATACGTGTTATTGTGTCGTTGAGAACGATGAGACTCAAGGGCTGGTCCTCGCGGGAACTCATCCAACTGCTTGAGCAAGAGGGTTGGAAATGTGTCGAAGTCGTCGGAAGTCATCATCAGTTCAAGCATCCGACTAAACCGGGCAAAGTCACGGTTCCTCACCCAAAGAAAGACCTAAAGCCGGGGCTCGTAAGGTCCGTCTTAAAACAAGCGGGACTCCTCTGAAGGGGCTCCCGCGAAGGGAGGTCCATGTATGGCGAGCTACGTGTACCCTGCGATTTTCGAGCCCTATGAGGATGGCTCGTATGTCGTCTCATTCCCGGACCTTCCGGGATGTGTGACCCAAGGCGATGACTTAGAAGACGCTCTGCGCATGGCGCAAGAAGCAATGGCCTTGCACCTTTACGGCATGGAACGTGATGGCGACGTGATTCCAGCGCCCACAGATGCGTCCAAGGTTGTCATCCCCGCAGATGCGAACCCAGGTGCGTTCGTGACACTCATTCACGCGCGTACGGAGCCCATTCGTGATGAAGTGATGAACCGGGCTGTCAAAAAGACGCTGACGCTCCCAAGATGGCTAAACGATGCAGCCGAAGAGGCAGGGCTGAACTTTTCCCAAGTCCTCCAACGCGCGCTGAAGGAGGAACTTGGTGTCGTCGAATTCAAACCTTGAGTATCGCTCGAGGCGACCCGCCTCACCCCAGGCTTAGGGCGCGGATCGCCTCATCGAGCATTTGGTACATGCGCGACTTCGAGATGTACAAGGTGTCGCAGATATCCTGACAACGCCGTCGGTCGCGATAGTACATGGTCAGGAGCGTTTGATAGCGCACGTCAAGCCCCGCCACCGCATCCTCGAGGTCCTCGAGCGCGCTGCACACAGCGTGGTACTCGGCGTAGAGCCGGTCCAGTCGCATCTCCGCATCTCGCAGGGCGTCGAGTGTGCGAATCGTGTGCTCGGCCTCTTTGTCGTGGATGCCGCCCGAACCCCGAGGCATGCCCAGGTGCTCGTATTGTTGCACGATGTGCCCGAGGATGCCGTCTGCGGATAAGGAGTCCCGCATCCGCTTGATCCGCTCCTCTTGCTGCTGGATGCGGATAGGGAGTTGACGCCGCCGATGTTCGAGTTGACTCCACTCACGCAACCTCGCCTCTATCGTTGCGACCGACTGCACCGCCAACACCGCCATCCCTCCTGACCTTGGATTTCCGCTACTCCCGCGCCCGACGCTTCCCGTACTTTTGCTCCAGATAGCTCTCGATCTCCGCCCGGGTCATGCGGTATGTAGTCACATGCAACGGTTCGGCCTGATATTGCTCGTTCGCCGTGTTTCGCACCGGTGTGCCCGACAAGCGATTGATCCAGCTGCTCGCGAGGACTTTTTTCACAGTTCGCCCACTCCCTGCAGGTAATCGAGCACCACGCCGCGGCCGGCGGTCACGCGCCGGCACTGCTCGCGGATGACTTCATACGGTACCGACTTGCGACCGCCGCTCTTACGCGCTGCCCACCATTCCCTCAGTTGCCGAAACGACACCACGTAGAATTCCTCGTGCGCAGCAAACTCCATCAGCACAAACGCAATCCCACCATGGCAATCCCACGACTCCAGGAATTCGAACTGGTGCGGTTCTAGGTTGTCGAGCGGGAACCGGGTCTTGGTCAGGGTGGACTTCGCGTCGAACGCGATCGCCCGACCGCCCGCGATACCCACGAAGTCCACCGTCGACTTGCGCTCCGGAAACGCGCTCACAATCCGCGGACCTCGCCGTATCACTTGCCACGGTGTCGGCACCTTTTGGACGACGGCGATGCCCTTGCTCAGGTATTGGGCGTTGGCCGCCATGACCAGCTCTTCAAGAGCTCGGCCGCGGTTCGCTTGCGAGACGTGCTTACGTCGACTGACTGGCTGCATGAGTCCCTCCACGTGCATCCGCTGTCCCTGACCATCTCTGCGCGAGCTCGTCCAACAGTCTGGCCGCATGCGCTTGCTCCTCTAGATAGCGCACGTATGCCCGTGTAGCCGTGCTCGGATCCGCTGCACGCCAAACCCTGCGAGCTGTTTCCACGCGCACCGATGCAGCCTCAAGACGCCGGAGAAGGTCCTCCACGCCCAGTCGCCTCCCTCGGTTTCGGCTCGAACGTGCCCTCCACCACCTTCACCTGAGAAGCACGCGGCGTGTAATACAGCACCCTTTCGCCTTCGACGACTTCCACGAGCACGCGCTCGATCTTGCTCACGCGCGAACCCTTGAGTCGGGATTCGGGCACTGCCGCGGGAATGTTGCGCCACACGTCCACGCCAGGCGGCACGAATTGCAATACGCGTCCGCGTTTGACGCTCCACGTTCCGCGCGCCTGACTCTCCCACTCCACGAAATCGCCGATTTGCACGCTCATTCCGATATCCCTCCGTTCACGCAATCCAAGCGAATGATGCGACGTTGCCGATCGAGTCCTAGACGAATGCGTTCGTCTCCGCGTCCCGCGACGAGCATGTTCTCGAGCTGTCGCTTGAGCGAGTCGAACACCACGATCGCCGTCCGAACCGTGAAGTCGACGGGCAATTGCACCCACGCGTCCGCGTCACACGGCTTGACGGTTTGCAACGCGTCTTTCATTGCGCCAGCCCCCGCCTGCGCCAACTGGCGCCCTCGAGCCGCACGCCGTCGCACATCTCGAGAATCCTGTCGACGAGCGCCTCCCCGACGTTGGGATACCGGGCCCGCACCTCTCGGAGCGGCATGTTCGTCGTGACGATGAGCGAACGCTGCTCCTCGTACCGCGCATTCACGACCTCGAACACGACTTGCTCCACCCATTCGGTGACCTTCTCCTTGCCGAGGTCATCGAGCACGAGGAGATCGCATCGCTTCAGTCGCCGAAGTACCGCGGCCTCCGTCTCCCGCGCGGATTCATCGAACGTGCTGCGGAGCTCCGCCAGCAAGCTTCCGATGGTGCCGAAGACGACAGTGTGTTCTTGGGCGAGCAACTCAAGCGCGATAGCGGCTGCCAGGTGCGTCTTTCCTGTGCCCACCGGCCCGACGAACAGCAGCCCCTCGCCCTCCCGCGGGTCAAAGGCTTCGGCGAACCGGAGCGCTCGCTCGTACGCCTCGCGATTTTGGTCGTTGACCTCAAAGTCGCGGAACGTGCGCCGACGCCATCGCGCAGGCAAGCCACTGGCCTGGAACAGGGCCTCGATTCGCTTGCGGCGACGTTCGTGCTCCTCCTGCTCACGCTGCAACTGACGCCGCAAACGCCTCTCCTCCTGCCGCAACTGCCACTCCGAGCAATCACACACCCAAGGGCCAAAAGGCACGTCCTGATCCCCCAAACGGACCGTGGTCATCCTGCGCATCCGCGCCCCGCAATAGGGGCATATGTCAGCTCCCGAAGTACGCGCGTTCAAGTTCATCCCAGTAAGCATCCTCGCCAACGCTTCCCCCAGATGCTCCATGCTCCGCACCTCGCTTTCGTCGCTTTCGCGTTTCCGTCACTTGCGCGTCTTGTCTCACCGATGGGTGCCCGCGTGCGGACCGCCCCTCTGTGCGCCAGTTCGCCAGGATACTGCGGACGTACGAGAGCTTGCGCACGTTTTGGAGCGCAGCTTGACGAATGGCGTCCCGGATCCAGTCAGCTGGATACTCGTCCACGAGCGTGACGAGCTCTTGCTGCACCATCGCCGAGAGCACGCCGATCTCTTGCTCGTAAGTCCGAGCCACCTCACCTAGCTTGGCGTCCAACTCCGGAGGCGACTCCATGGGCCTGGCATCTGGCCTCTCGTCCTCTTGCGGTTCAACCGTCACTGCGACCTCTTCGCGCGCGTGCGCGTGATGACAACGACGACGATGATCTTGATCTCTTGAAGGAGAAGGTGAAGGTGAAGGTAAGGGGAACTGCGGGGCCCCGTTGGGGTTTTCAGAACCCCCGCTGGTCCCCACGGACCCCCGTGGGGCCCCGTGGGGATTCTCGATTTCCCCATGGGGGTCATGCGATTCCCCACGATTCCCCGACGGCGGCGCAGGCAAGTCGGAGTCCATCTTGTCCTTGCCGGGACGCCGTGAACGATTCATGTGTGTCTGGTACTTGTACCACTTGTCCTCCGGGATGGCCATGTATGGCTTCCCGTCGACTTCGTAGAGCACAAGCAGTCCGACCTTCTCATAGAGGCGCAGCGTACGCTCGATGACCTCGACCGTGACCATATCGTTCATGGGGAAGACCTTGGCCTTGAGACGGCGCGGATGAGCCTCGGCTCTTCCCCAGTCGTCGAAGGTCGTGAGGAACCATGGCCAAATCAAGGCGGCCAACGAGTCTTGCTCCGCCACCTCTGCGAGTTGTTCATCAATGCTCATATCGCTGGTGATAAAGACCTTCCGCGCCATCTTCGTGCCCTCTCAGTCGTACAGGTCGAACTGATAAACCCATCCGTCGCGTTCCAGACCGGACAAATAGATATTGCCTTTCTCATCCGTCACAAGGATTTCTGACTCAAACAGCGCATTGGTTAGCCGCGCGTGTCCCCCGTCCCAATTCGTGGCCTCTGTGATGCGATCGAAGTATCGAGTGATGTTGTCACCCTTGCAGTACGTAGCCGCCCACCAAGCAAGCATCAAAACCCTGCCTAAAACGCTGTACTGAGGTTCACCCAGTAGGCGTGATAGCTTTACGATTTTTGGATGATAAGCGACTTTGGATGAAACCTTTAGCATGCTCACCCCTTGCACACCTCCTCATCATCCCGTCCATCACTCAATGACCGACGCCTCGGCACCGTCCAATTCAAGACCCATTGCCTGCGGGTTCACCTTCTCGTCTTTTGGTGGCTCCACGTCACGGATCTCACCTTCCGCTTCGACGTCATGCCATTCCACATCAATCGGGTCATCGCCGTCCATGGCCATCGGTGCCTTCTCGTCGGTCGTGACCGCCTTCTGCATCTCGATGCTCAAGATTCCCCATTTCGCGAGCATGTTGCGGATGACCGTCTTGAGCGCCATAGCGTCGTAATCCTGTTGCCAGCCGAACCCGCTCTTGGCGAACCGCTTGCGATGCGCCTCCATCGCGGCGATGGGCCAGTACACGAATTTCTCGTACCCATTGATGAGCCGGAAGTAACCGGCGTACCCAACCACCTTGTCCGACTTACGGCCCTCTGGATCGAACACGAAGTCCTCCGTGAGAGGATTCCACGACACGAGCTCCCCCTCATGGATGGGCAGTGCGTTGATCTTTGCGTACTTGCCAGTGCGAAGCGCCAGTTGGATGTAGCCTCTATAACCCATTTGGAATTGCGCCAACATGCGGCCCGTCTTGCCGTCCTTGTAAGGCACAATCCACGCGTATCCCAGGTTGCGATCGATAGGCAGGTCCATCGTCGCCGCGACCATGCACGACGCAATGACACTCATCGGCTCGCACTTCTGCAGGTTTGGGTCGGCATTGACCAAGTTCACGATGGAGCTCATGAACTGCGGCGCGCGATCGCGCAGGATCTCCTGGAACCTCGCCTGGATGGAGGGCGCCTGCAACATCGACCGAATCGCATTCGAAACCGCGCTCCCGGGCTTCTTTTCAGGAGCCTGTCCTTGCACACGTTGCAACAACGCTTCGTTTCCGCCACTCACTTTCGCCACCGCTTACGCCTCCTTCGCTTGATTCGACTTGACGAGAAACCGCCGACTTTCAATGGTCCGCAAGTACCGCTCGTACACATCAGGCATCTCAGTTTGTAGCGCCTTCGTGTCCAAGCGCGTGCTCGTGTATGACTTCCACGACACGGTCCAGGTCCGCAAACGTCCCGTTTCGTTCTCTCCTAGCAACGCGCGCAGGTGATTTGCTGCTTCTTCCTTGCGTGCCTTGGCCTCGCGCTCTTCTTGTGCGGCCTGCTCGTACTGCTGAATCCATCGCTCTGCCTCAGGGGAAAGCTCTATCTGCTGACCGTTGCTTTGCGGATAGCGCCGCGCGAGATACTCCGTGGCCCTGTCACTGCCGTCGGGTTCGGGCGGCACGCGTTGTTCGACATGCCACCAGAACTTGCGCTCCGCGGCCACCAGTGCCTCAATGAACGCCTCGTCTCGCTCCACCAGCTTGTAGCGAAACGCGTTGCCGCCAATGAGCACCGCGATCCACCATCGCTGATAGCCCGTGACCGCCATGTAGTGCTGGCACTGCACGTAGTAGTCGTCTGGGATGTTGTCACCGTCCCACTCTCCTGCCTTCCAAGCGGCAGCCGTCTTGATCTCGACGCCCTCACGTCGACCGACGACCAGCCGATCGACATTGGCGAGCATCCACGGGTGCTCCGGATGCTGCAGGATGGCGTTCCGTCTCCGCAACTTCAGGCCCGTCTGCCGTTCAAACTCCGCCGCGATGACAGGCTCCAGTACAGTGCCCCAGTAGGCAGGTTCGCCTGGCTCCTCTGGCTCCGCCTCGCCGATTTTCTCGAGCCACACCGTGAAGGCGGAACCGTAGCGACTCAAACCGAGGATCTTGGGGGCATCGCTGCCCCCGATGCCCCTTCTCCGCCAAGCGAGCCACTGTTCGCGCGCCATATCGCGCGTGTTGGCCAGGACCATCGCCATGACTCAATCCTCCCAGTCCGTGCTGACAACGTCGGACAACTCAAGCTGCATGGATCGCACATACCCGCAGCGCTCCATGTAGTCGAGGAGGCATTCCGAGCTGCAGAAGTAATCACCGTCGTATTCGTACACCTCGTCGCCCTCGCACAGGTCCACGCCACACCGGCCGCATTCAGTTACGACGATCGCAGCGGGCGGCTCCTGGAGCTTCCACGCGTCATACCCTGGCAACTGCATGGAAGTCATCCCCTTCCGACGCGTGCTGCGTTCTGGTATCATGGTGGTGGGACTTTTGATAAGCCCCTTTCCCTAGCAACTCTTTCAGGACGCAGATCTCGTGATAGAGACCCAGGTGTTCGTCGCGCATGCTCTCGAAAGCCTGCGCGATGCCCGCCTTGTACCCTGCCAGGAACGGGTCGCTCTCACGGTCTGCGTTTTTTCTGTGCTCCGCGGCGAGCTCCGTGGTGTCCTTCAGAAAGCGCCAATAGACCGTGTCGATTACCTCAAGCTTCATGATCACCCGATTGATGTCCATCATGTGTCCCTCCCTGTGTCCCTGTTGGTCAATCTTCGCCCGCGCGGTCACGCGTAGGCGTGATAGTCTGTGTTCAGGATGAGTTGGATTTGCCTGCGGAGGGCTCTCAAATGTCGGATGAGCCAGTCGATCATGTCGAGACCCCCGCAGGACTCCACCCATCTCTGCAGCATGTCAGCGTCAATGGCCTGCCCAGCCTCGACACGGCTCACCATCTTCCTCTCCGTGTTCATGGCCTCAGCCAGCTCGAACTGGCTCAGGCCGGCCGCCTCTCTCAGAACCCGCAGAATAATGTGTCCTCGCACCTTGCGCTTCACGTGGTATCCCTCCCCGCATAGGCTCCGCAGCAGGTTGCGCCTGTGTCGCGCCAGCCCCGACGCGACGGCGGAGCAAGATGTATTCCGCTACACTGCCCTATCCCTTGTATGTCTTGTTTGTCTGATGTGGCATGTCATCCACTTATCCACCGGATTATCCACATGGTTGTCCGTCGTTAGCGAGACCTTCACGCTCGAGCCATTGGAACAGCGCGTCGCGCGGGATTCGAATCATGCGGCCGTCGCGTACAGCCGGAAACCCTGGTCGTCGCGTCAAGTCGTACATCTTGTACACGCTGACGCGCGTGGCTTCAGCCGCTTCGCGTACCGTCAGTATCGGCGGCAGGTCGTCCCGCACGGCTGGCCGGTGCATTTGCTCGAGCAACGCAGCGACTTCTTCGCGGATAATCCGCCGCAGGTCAGACTCTTCGATCAGCGCGATCGCCATGTCGCTTCACCTCCTCTGGTCTCCTATCAGCGGTTCAACTGTTCATGCACTGGCACGATGAATGCCTCAGCCGTCTTAGAAGCAATCTCGCTGGACCATGCCTTTTGCGCCGCTACAAGCTGCTTCTGTGCTAATTGCAGGTTTCCGCAAAAGCTCCATACCCCACACCCTTGCTCTGAACGAACGATAACGGCGTGCGTATAGTGTCGGTCGGGTCTGGTTGTCGTGCGCTTGAATTCACGCTCCTCAACTAGGGCGACGAATGTCCGTTTGTGCACTTTCTCAGCCTGACTCACGTTTGGTCACCTCCTTTACGCCGTTTCGTTTGACGGTGTAGAATGATGAAGTAAAACGTCATCAATGCTCAGTTCCAACATCTCGGCCAATTGAATCAATCGTTGGGGTCGTAGAACACTCTCGCCGTGCTCATATCTCTGGTATGCGCGAAGGGATATTCCCAAGCGCTCTGCAACGTCGCGCTGAGTGAGTTTGTGCGCCTCGCGGGCGTGACGGACGTTTTGTCTCACCGGCTTCACATCACCACCACCTTAGCTTCATGTGAACTTTAAGCTCACATGTTGGTTTTAGAATACATGAGCTTTAAGTTCATGTCAAGCGGTACGAAGGAGAATTTGCATTGGCTTCCTTCGCCGAACGCTTGTCCGAACTTATCGCTGCACGCGGCGTGCAGAAGAAGGAGTTAGCTGAGTATCTTGGCATTTCGTATCGAAACCTTCGCCATTACGAGACTGGAGAACGAAAACCCGACTTCGATGGACTCCTCAAACTTGCCGATTTCTTCGATGTGTCTATCGACTACCTCGTCGGTCGGAGTGACGACCCGGAAAGGAAGTGAACTAGGATGTCGGATTCTACGATCAAATCACCACAGTCGCTCGAAAGAATCATCGACGTGAAGGGATTGTATCTATCTATCGTCGCCAATTCTGTCGATTTCCTTTCGAGCGGCGAAATTGAGCAATTTCAATTTGGCCGCGATACAAAGCTGATCATCTTGACTCATTCAGCTGCCATTGTAGGAAGACCGTTTCACTTCCCGACCGAAGACGAGTATCAGTCGGCCGATAAAGTCTCACTTGCTCTGAAAACGTTCTTCTCGTCCATAGACAATGTTTTGAATCAGTACGTATTGGACCGAGAAGAATCCATCGACCCATCAAGCATCCAGGCGACAAATGTGTCGCATGTTATTCATCTGGAAGATGTTGAGGTTAAGCCGTTTGCTAACCCTCAGACAACCATGAGATTCCCACATCTTGCCGTGTTCGCTGGCGAAATAGTTGGTATAACCTTTGGCGAATATCCTGAAGGTTAACGAATGACCAGCTGGCGTTGATGACAGGCGGAGCGACAATGACCCTGGCAGGTACTAGTTCAACGCGTCCGCCATTCGTCAACTCCTCACGCACTATCTCGCGCACGCGCTGTTCGTCCATGCTCTCCCCCCTTACGCATGGCTCCTCGTCGATCACGACAGTTCGAATCGGACGCGTTTCGTACACGAACTGCATCACGTGATTGTCCACTCGATCACCTCGACGTTTGACCGGGTTGAAGCGCTAAGCAGAGTGGTCATTCAGTAACGATTCGTCACCGTCAGCTTCGAAAAATCGGGTCCAGTCAAACCCAAGTACATTTGCAATCCGCTTAGCGACTTTGACACTAGGTCGCCTGTTACCATTCGCGATCATCGTGTAGTAATGTCGACTGATTCCGGCTCGAGCCGCTACTTGCTCGTGGGTCATGTTCTTGTCCTTCCGAATGCGCTCGAGCCACTCATTCGTCATGGTATCCACCTCCTGTAACGGATCGTTACCCAAATGATAAGTAACGATTCGTTACTAGTCAAGATCGAAGTTACACTTTGTTACTAGTTGTTTATTGTCACACGATGTTACGGTATCTAATGTCTAAGGAGGTGAGCGCTGGCCAATGCTTGGAGAACGGCTCCGTCGTCTGAGAGAACAAAAGAAGATGACCCAAAACGATGTCGCAAAGTACCTCGGCATCACTCGTCCGGCGTACACCCAATACGAAAACGACGTGCGGAAGCCGGATCCTGATACATTGGCCAAGTTAGCTGAGCTTTTCTCTGTGTCAATTGACTATCTCGTAACAGGAAGGGAACTAGACGAACGAACTGACGGCAGCACCCGTACGTCGCCTGTATCTCCCGAACAAGCCGAATTCCTTAAATGGGTCGAAGAGAACCTCGAAGGTGCCTTCTTCTACGAATTTCACGGCACGCCCGACGAGATGAAGGAAGAAGCGATGGAGACGTTGCGATTATGGTGGGAAATGGAGAAGCGGAGGTTGGAGCGGCGCAAAAAGATGCAGGACAAGCAGGGGTGAGATTGCTTGGAGTTAAATCTTCTTGAGATTTTGCGTTCCTTCTTTCCTCAAGTTGATGAACAAAAGCTGAGGGAAGCTACAGAAGAGGCGCTGTCAACATACTATTCGAAAGCAAAACCATACGTAGATGTAGCCAACCTGCGTTCTTGGTATGAATGCTTGCCTTCGCATGCTCGCAAGATCGTCGAACCGATGGCAGAAGAAAAAGTCATCGAGTTGCATCGCACCCCACACAGCTTCCTGGAACGATGTGCCTTAGCCATATTGAATGAGTTGTCCGATACCAAGCTTGCACGCGAGATCGTGGAGTTCGCTTTATCGCTTGATGGTCTTTCCTACACAGACGAATACTTTTTGCACATAACGCTATGGCGGATTCTCGAACGTGAGTTTCCAGAGTACACCCGAGATAAGGCCGAAGCGTTCGTGAAGACGTTCAGGCGCGTTGTAGACCATATCCCGAAATTTAAAGAAGAATATGATCCGAGCCAATTGCGTGGACGGCACCTTCCAGCGGAGCTTTTCATTGAGGCTTTAGAATATCTCGGACGCACTGAAGAAGCAGAGAAGTATCGGGTTTTCAAAGAACAGCATGGATTTATTCCGCAACTGAGTGAACAAGATTTGTACTACATCGAGCGCCAACGTAGGCTAAATGAGGTGGTCTTAGACTACGTACGCAATCATCCTGGATGTATGCAAAGCGAGATTTATGATAAATTCCCGGATTACAGACAGTGGGAGATACGTGATGCGTTGAAGTATCACGAAAATATCAAGCGAGTGAAACAGGGAAGAACCTATAAACTTTACGCTTCGAATTGATTTATCGCAATAATATTGATTCCGAGGGGCGTGGTATACAATGTTTGGTCCAAACCATTACGTGCCGATCTTGAAATCCAAGCGGGCTGAATTCAAAGCTCTTTCGATGCTCAAGCCGAAAGCGCAATTGCTGTATACCCCACTATTTGAATTCGTGGGTCAAGTTGAAGACGAAGACAAGATGCGGCGATCTATTGAACAATTCGCGGAGCGACTGCTCAATTTCGTAGGTACCGAACACAAATTCTTCGTTGATCTGAAACGAGTAAATTTGTCCATCTCAGTTGGAGGACATTCACTTACTCAGTATCTGTTCGAAGAACTGCGAAGAAACCAACTAAAAGCAATACCGGTTACGGGTCTAAGCCGGGATCTGAATTACCAAAGCGACATCCGCCGTGTTCATTCCACAGATAAACTTGGAATTTGTCTTAGACTTACGCCAGCCGACTTTACAAACACATGTGCCATCGAGAGTTTGATTTATTTGCTCGATTGTAGTGCATCCGAGGTCGACTTGATCATCGACTTAGGACACATAGATGAAAACATGTTGCCTCTTTTGAAAATGAGCGTGATAGACTTGCTGTCCCGATTACCCTCACTTCTAGAATATCGAACTTTCACGCTTGCCGGATCCTCATTTCCATCTTCTATGGGAAATGTAAGCACCTATTCCGTTACATACATACCTAGAGTCGAATGGGAATTGTGGAAACATTTATATCTATCACGCTCGTCTTTACCTCGCATTCCCTCGTTCTCGGATTATGGTGTGGATAACCCAAATCCGCTCGAAGACTTTGATCCAAGAACTATGAAAATATCGGCGAACATCCGATACACGTGTGAAGAGAACTGGATAATCTTCAAAGGCGGAGATTTGCGAAAAGGGAAAGGACACGACCAGTATTTCGATTTGGCTTGTGACGTCACACACCATACGTGTTATGCAGGTCCTGACTTCAGTTGGGGAGACGCAAGGATTCTCTCATATGCAAAGAAAGAACCGGATAAAGGCGGAACGCCTGGTACGTGGAGAGAAATTGCATACAATCATCACATTGAATATGTCATTCACCAGATCTCCAACCTTTCCTGGCCTTGATCCGCTCCAATACAAGATTGGCCAACTCAGGAACAGGGAGTGAGTTGGCCAATCTTGACCAAATTTCCGATCGAGGTTTAGTCCTCACCCCTCGATCAAGTCCTAAGCGCTCTAACACTTGGAGTGCCTCTTCACGCCAAAGTAGCTGCACTATGGCATACGGATCAAGGCTCGGATTCTCACGAGGAGGCCGTTCTTCATAAAAATCGATTCGAGTGTCACATTCCGCAGGAACGCAAATCCCCCACCAGTCAGGGACGATGTTGCGCACCTGTTTGACATGCTCCTCTGCAGCAACAATGACTACCCGGTTAAGCACCTTGGAATACGTCTCTTGCTGAACAGGAAGGCGTTCCAGCGTATCCCGAGGGCTCTTGATTTCATATCCGGTTAATATGCCATTAACAACTGCGACATCAACACGAGACGAACCTTGACAAAGACCGAGCTCATCTATGATAAGCGTATCAGGCTCATGTGCATGCTGCTCTCGAAGTTCGCGATGCAGAGCCTCACGAATGTCCTTGTCACGCATGCACACGCCCCTCCTAAGCTACAGAAGCCCTCATGACTAATTTAGTCTCACCTGATTACCTGGTCAAGAAATCGCGATTGTTTCCCTCTTCCATTTCTCCTGGAGATGCATTACAATACGAACACATGTTCCTTTGGCGCTGTGGGAGGGAAACATGTACAGGCACCTAGACTCCGCAATCGAACGGTACTATCGCCAGCACAACATTTGCTTTCCCCATGACATCGACCTCGAAGCACTTGCGGAAGAAAACGGCATCCCAGTGCGTTATCTCCCGCGCTCATCCAAAGCCTACGAGCTCAAAGGCGGGCGGCATCTGATCATCGTCGACAGCCGTGTGGATTATCGGCAGCAACGCGTCGAGCTCGCCCACGAACTCGGCCATGTACTGCTCCACACCGGCACGCAATGGCACCTACCAGCTCTATTCCGAGTCAAAGAAGAACGACAAGCCGAGCACTTCGCGATGTGCGCCCTGGCGCCCACCTTCATGCTCTTGCCGATGATCGAAGAAGGCGCGGACCGTCGCGTGCTCGCAGCAAGGCTTGCCGATGAGTTTCGCGTACCGGAAGCGTTCATGGACCGACGTCTGGACCTCTTGCGCGCGCAACTAGAGTACGCGCCTTCGCGAGCGCGTCTGCAAATCGCCGAGTCGTGCGCCCGATACGGATTTGCCGTGTGGATCACCATCGCTCTGTCGACCTTGGGCGGTTTGGCCGCATGCTGATGGAGGTGCCAATCGATGCGTGGACATGTGCGTAAGCGCGGAAACAAGTGGTCGGTCGTGGTCTACCTGGGCTACGACGAAAACGGAAGGAAGCGCTACAAGTGGCATGGGGGATTCGCCACAAAACGCGAAGCTGAGCGTTTCCTTGCCTCACTCGTCGAGAAGATTCACGACGGCACGTACGTGGAACCCACCAAGGAAACTGTGGGGTCCTATTTCAGTCGATGGCTGGAGGACAAGCAATCTGAACTTCGCTACAACACGCTCAAGAAATACCGATGGCTCACCAGCCATTATGTAGTTCCCAACCTAGGCAAGGTCCCATTAGCGGATCTGCAACCGCGACACCTCCAGTCGCTGTACACGTCCTTGCGCACGGGACGCAACGGAAAACGCTTGTCCGACCGCTCCATCCTGCATCTTCACGTGATGATCCACGGTGCCCTTGAGCGCGCGGTCCGATGGGGCTTAGTATCCCGAAACGTGGCGGAGCTTGTGGATCCGCCTCGAGTACGCGAGAAGGAGATGCAGGTCTGGTCCGTCGATGAGGTGCAACGTTTCCTGGAGGCGGCGCGCGAGTATCGGTATTACATGGTGTTCCTGTTAGCGATCACGACGGGCATGCGAAAGGCGGAGATCTGCGGCTTAAAATGGGAAGACATCGACTTGGATACCGGCCATATCACGGTGCGCCGATCCCTCGTCTATGTGCAGGGCGAGCCGCGGTTCGAAGAGCTGAAGACAGCCAAGAGCCGGCGAGTCGTGTCGATTCCGCCAGAAGTCGTCGCGGAGCTGCGGCGCCACCGCGCGCAACAGGCCCAAGAGAAACTATTGATGGGAGCAGCGTATCAAGACCACGGCCTGGTCAACTGTCGCGCAGACGGCAGGCCCATCTACTACCGCACGCTCGATAACCAGTGGCTCAAGGCACAAGAGCAGGCGGGCGTGCGCCGCATCCGATTCCATGACTTGCGTCACACACACGCGTCCCTGTTGTTCGAGCAAGGCGTGCCCCTCAAACTCATCTCGGAGCGCCTAGGGCATGCACGCAGCAGTATCACACTGGACATCTATACGCACGTCCGGCAGGAACAGCATGACGATGTCGCTCGGACATTCGGCACATTGCTATTCGGGAGCGAACGTGGCGCCAAATAACTTCGGGCCACGAAGATTAGCAGTAGATTTGCAAATGCTGAGGTTTGCAAATGAAAGACGCGGCCGCGAAGACCTCGCGAGCCGCGTCACAACAAGCTTTTTCAACTGGAGGCGCCGGCCGGATTCGAACCGGCGGTGAAGGTTTTGCAGACCTCTGCCTTACCACTTGGCTACGGCGCCTTGAGGCCGCGCAACCCGGACA